CTTCTATCAATTTGTATATTATAGAATGAGACGTATTCAAGACGCAGGTAATGGCGTTAACGTACAAGACATTCCATTTAGATTTATACCTTGCATGGTTGCAGGGTTAGCTGCGTATTTAGCAATGAAGTTACCTAATGTTGATCCTAATAGAATTCAAATGTTAAGATCCGATTACGAAGCAGCATTCCAATTAGCAGCAGATGAGGATAGAGAAAAAGCATCTATAAGGTTTGTACCAAGAGACTCGTTCTATTACATGTAAAGGGTTTTAAATGGCTGATGCTGCGGAAATAATTAAACGATTAAACTTAAATGCTGGCGGAACAAGGGCAGATGATGTTACTTCGGTAGGTGGAAGATTAGGGTATGTACATCCTATTGATAAATCGTCAAGCATTGAGATCGGCGCATCAGGACACTATGCTAAGGGCAAAGGTTTTAAAGATGCTGGTATTGATCGTGGGGATGTTACTTATTCTAAAGAATTTGAAAACAAACATAAACTAAGAGCTAGTTTAGGTGGTGACGCTAAAGGTGTTAATGAAGGCAGCGTTACATATGAAATTCCTTTTAAAAAAGGCGGAAAAGTTAAAAAATCTTCTGCTCCTAAAGTTCGTGGCCATGGCATTGAGAAGAAGGGTAAAACCAAAGGTAGGTTTGTTTAATGCCAATTAAATACGCTAGTGCCAAGAATTCCATTGCGCAGTGTGATCGCTGCGGGTTTAGATTTAAACTAGGTCAATTAAAACGCTTAGTAATCAAGACAAAAAATGTTAATATACTTGTATGCCAAGAATGTTGGGAACCGGATCAGCCTCAATTATCACTAGGTTTATACCCAGTGAACGATCCGCAAGCAGTGAGAAATCCAAGACCTGATAGTCCAAGTTATTATCAATCAGGGTTAAATGGGTTACAAACTATTGTTCAAACAGGCCCGTTACAAATAGAAACAGGCGTGCCCTTATTAGGTAGTCGAATTATACAGTGGGGATGGGCACCTGTAGGTGGGTCAAGAGCAAACGATGCTGGATTAACGCCTAATGATTTAGTAGGAATAGGTAGTGTAGGTACAGTAATAGTAATAACAACTTAAGGAGAAGTATATGGGATTCAGATCAGCAGCAGACGGAATTACTAAACAAGGTAAAACTAAGGGTAAAAACTTAGGTAATGACGGCGCTACAGTAGGCATCAAATCAGGTCCAAAACATGCAGGTTCTAAAGGTGGTAAAAAGAACATTGACATGAAAACTATGGGTCGTGGTATGGCTAAAGTTGCAGCACAAAAAAGGGGATAATATTATGGCTAAGAATGACTTTCCAAAAAGAACACCAGCAGGGCCATTTCCATTAGGTCACGCTAAAGAAAATAAAGACGCAAGCGAATATACTGGGTTTAAATATCCATCAGGTGGTACTGGGGATGACATTGGTATTTATAAACAACCGATGCCTAATCCAAATAGTACAGATATACATTTTAGTCAGGATCCTAATAAACTAAGATCACAACAAATTAGCAAGCAAACAGGCGTACAACGTGTAAGTGTAGGCGACCCTGCTCGCCCTGCTAAGACTGATGGTATTACTATGCGTGGTTATGGTGCGGCTACTAAAGGCATTAAGTCTAGAGGACCGATGGCATAATAAATGAACTACACACAGTTAGTTAATGAGATACAAAGTTATACAGAAAATATATTTCAAACAACGGATATAAATACATTTATAACCCAAGCTGAACAACGTATTTATAATTCTGTACAACTTCCAGCGCTACGTAAAAACGTAACAGGTACAACTACGGCTGGTAATAAGTATTTGGCTATGCCTACTGACTGGTTGGCTACATTTAGCTTAGCTGTATTTGGCGCTGACAATGAATATAAATATCTTTTAAATAAAGATGTAAACTTTATTAGGCAATCGTTTCCTGATACTGACTCAGCTTTTTATGGGGAGCCTCAATATTATGCAGTGTTTGATAATACCGCGTTTATTATGGGGCCTACGCCTGATGTTAGTTACAATGTAGAATTAAATTACTTTTACTATCCTGAGTCAATTACTACGACTCAATCAGGCACAACTTGGTTAGGTGATAACTTTAGTTCTACTTTACTTTATGGCTCATTACTAGAAGCGTATACATACATGAAGGGCGAAGCAGATGTTATTGCACAATATCAAAAACGATATGATGAAGCGATGTTCTTACTCAAACAATTAGGTGATGGTAAAGATAGACAAGATGCTTATAGAAGCGGACAAGTAAGGTATCCAGTTCAATGATTTTAGGACAAGCACAGACCACAACGTTTAAACTAGACTTGTTAAAGGGCTTAGTTAATTTTAATGCTGGCTCACCATATACATATAAAATAGCTTTGTACGATGCACTATCTACTATTAATAGTGAAACAACCGCATATACAACGCAAAATGAAATTACAGGTACGGGCTACATAGCGGGGGGGAAACCATTAGTCCCTACACTAGGTAGCGATGCTAGTAATAATACGGCTTATGTAACATTTGCTAATGTAACCTGGAACCCTGCAAACTTTTCTGCAGCGGGAGCCCTGATATATAATAGCACTACAAATGCATCAGTCGCAGTATTAAGTTTTGGTGGGCAAAAAACAGCGTCTACAACATTTACAATAGAATTTCCAGCAGACACTTCAACCGCTGCTGTATTACGAATTAATTAAGGAGTTTATTATGATGAAAGAAATACAAGGCTTTGGTGATCACGCTGTGGCTACTTTACAAGCAAACGTTACTATTCCGGAAAAAATGGGCATTGAAGGTTATTACCACGTTGAATGCCGTGATGCATCTGGCAATTTAAAATGGAATGAAGAGTTCCCTAATTTAGTTGTTGCAGTAGGTAAAGAGCTTTTGCTAGATACTTTACTACGTACAACATCTCCATCAACATACACAACAGTAGGACCATTTTTAGGTCTTATTAACAACAATACAACATTTTCTGCTTCTGATACTATGACTTCGAAAACTTGGACTGAGCTTACAACCTATACAGTAGGCGGTTCAGCAGTTCGAGGTACAGCAGTATTTGCAGCAGCTACGTCATCAGGTACTACACCAACTAACGTAACAACTTCTGCTGCAGCAGCGATTACATACACAATGACAGGATCTGCAACAGTTTATGGTTGTTTCTTGGTAACAGGTCCGGGCGCAGTAAGTACAATTTCTAGTACAGCGGGTACACTTTATTCAGAAGGTAACTTTGCAACGGCTAAAATTGTAACTTCAGGCGACACTGTTTCTGTAACGTACTCAACAACTGCAACAAGCTAAGGAGCTTAAATGGCTCTAGCGTTAAATGATCGTGTCCAACAGACGGGTACTGCTAATACCACAGTTAGCTTTACCCTAAGTGGCTCTGTTTCTGGTTTTCAATCCTTTAATGTTGTTGGCAACGGAAATACAACCTATTACAGCGCAACAGATGCATCAGGTAATTGGGAAGTAGGCGTCGGTACATACTCTACTACAGGGCCTACATTAACACGTACAACAATATTAGCTTCAAGTAATGCTGGAGCTGCTGTTACTTTTATTGGCACAGTCAATGTATTTGTTACATACCCTTCAGAAAAATCAGTTAATTTAGATGGATCAGATAATGTAAGCGCCTTAGGTATTATTTCTTCTGGTACTTGGCAAGGTTCAACGATTGGTGTAGCTTATGGCGGAACAGGTGTTACTACATCATCTGGTGCCAACTCAGTTGTTCTACGCGACGCTAATGCTAATGTTACCTTTAACAACTTTATATCGGGCTTTGCCGCAACAACAGCCGCTGGTGGTACAACAGTTTTAACAGTAGCCTCTGCAAGAACGCAAATTTTAATTGGTTCTACAACCCAAACCATTCAGCTTCCTGATGCTACAACATTGCAGATTGGGCAAGGTTTTATTTTTGTTAATAATTCTTCTGGGGTTTTAACAATTACAAACAACGCTGGCGCTACGATTGATACTGTTCCGTCTGGTGGCGCGGCTCAATTAGGTGCAACAAGTATTGCAACAAATGCGGGTACTTGGGGTATTTACTCTTTCTTACCTGGCACATACAACTTTAGTGGGCCCACCGCAGATTTTGGTAATGCCGCGATTTCTAATGCGGTTTGGAGTGGTACAACTATTGATTCTGCTTATGGTGGCACAGGATTAACTACATTTACCGCTGCTAACAGCGCTCTTTACTCAACATCAGCTTCAGCTTTAGCTGCGGGCACATTACCAGTTGAAGCAGGGGGTACAGCAGCGACTACATTTACATCTAATGGTGTTTTATATGGTAACGGCACAGGAGCTTTAGGTGTAACATCTGCCGGAACTACAGGACAAGTTTTAGTAGGTAATACTGGGGCTGCTCCATCATGGGCAACACAAAATGGACCTCAGGCAGGTGGAGTGATTTACGAAAATAATTTAGTTATTAGTAACAACTATACCTTAACAACAAGTACCAATGGATTTTCTGTTGGCCCAATTACAGTCAATTCTGGCGCAGCAGTTACAGTTCCTAGCGGACAACGCTGGGTTATATTATAAGGAGAATTAAAAATGTCAGTAATTATTAATGGATGTAATGTGCCAACGGCGGGGTCCGTTGCATACGGAAACGGTACCTCACTAGCGTTTACCGCAGCGGGCACTAGCTGTCAGGTATTAAAATCAACAGGTTCAGGCACACCAATATGGGCGTCATCACCAGCACCAGCATGTGCAACTCCAACTGTTGCTGGTATTGTTTATGGTAGATCTTCAACCGAAACTTGTTGTTGCGGACCTACAGGCGGGAAAACCGCATTAGGTTCCGACGCAGGCTTAACAAATCAAGGCAATGGAGCTGTTGCTATCGGCCTACGTGCAGCAACTACTAATCAAGGATCTAGAGCTATTGCTATCGGACGGGACACTGGAAAATGTAATCAAGGCAGTTCTGCTATTGCTATTGGTCCATGTGCAGGTAAGACCAATCAAAGCGTTTATTCTGTTGCTATTGGGTCATTAGCAGGAAATGCTAGTCAAGCCGTATATAGTGTTGCTATTGGGGCAGCTGCAGGAAATGCTAATCAAGGCAGTGGGGCTGTTGCTATTGGGGCATGTGCAGGTAAGACCACTCAAAGCTTTTTGGCTGTTGCTATTGGGGCATGTGCAGGTAAGAACAATCAAAGCGCAAGTGCAATTGCTATTGGGGTATGTGCTGGCAAGAACTCTCAAGGTGCATGTTCTGTTGCTATTGGGGTATGTGCTGGTAAAGGGGGTAATATCTGTATTTGCTGCACTCCTACACCAGCTCCTCAAGGCTTGCAAGCAATTGCTATTGGTAAATGTGCTGGTAAAACCAATCAAGGGGCATGCTCAATTGCTATTGGGACAAGTGCAGGCGCATTATCTCAAGCAGCAGGTTCTATTGCTATTGGTACATGCGTAGCAGCTCCTAATGCAGGGCTTCACATCTCCCCAATCCGTAACTTAACAGGCACAACATACTTAGGGTACGACGCCACCTCTAAAGAAATTACATATAGCGCAGGTGCGCCTTCAGATATTAACCTCAAAGAAAACATCCAACCTATCGGATGTGCGTTAAACAAAACAGCACAAATCCGCGGTGTTACATTTGATTGGAAGAAATGTAAAGCACCATCTATCGGGGTTAT